TTAGTTATTTTCCGCTGTTGTACTCTTGCTCAGCACAAATTTAATGGCCCAAATCGTGCCATTAATCAATAGCGGCAAAACAAATTTGTCACGGATAGCATTCCAGCCAGTTTCGGACGCGGCATGCGCCTGTACCTGTGTCACAAACTTATCCGCTACGGATTCAAGCGCGGTCATCCCTTCAGTGCTCAAGCTTTCAATGATCCGCTGTTTCGCAGATTCTACTACATCGCTTGCATCCAGTGCTGCCAGCATACCATCACGTACTTCTGTCCATTTGCTCATAGGTCTTACCTCCATAAATACAATATAAATGATTTTAATTGATAGATTGCTCGTAGTCGGTGATACCCCGTGCTACGGCTCTTGCCAAGTCATCCTGTTTATTTGCTAAAATTTCTTCATCGTCGGGATTGGAGATGAAGGCGAGTTCGACCAGCACGGCCGGCATGTCCGTATTTGTGAGGACATACAGGCCGTTGACGCCCGGCGTTGCGATTTTCACGCCGCGATCTGTAGTACCGAGCGCGTTAACAATCTGGCTTTGGATGCAACCGGCAAGAGTGCTACCGTTAGAGCTTCCGGCGCAGGCCCATGTTTCCGTGCCATTCGCTTCTTCTGCATCCGCGGCATTACAGTGGATAGATACGAAAATATCAGCGCCACTAGCATTAGCTTGATTGCAGATTTCTTCCAGACTATCAGACTGGAGCAGTTCCGTTTCTACTCCTGCCATATTCAGATAATTTGCGACAGATTTGCCTATGGCCAGAGCTACGTCACATTCGCGCAGTCCTGTTTCATTGTTCACGGCTCCTGGATCTGGTTTTCCGTCCGGCGCATGGCCGGGGTTTAAAAATACTTTCATCGATGTTCTTCTCCTTTTTTGTCAGTCAATTGTTCTAACGTATCTCGTAGTTTTTGTGGGATAGGCAACCCTGCTTTAGCAGCATTTTCAATTATTGATAACCCTTCATTACCAATGAAAAACCACACAACAAGCGACTGTATTGCAGGCTGTCCCGTAGCTTTGTCAATCTCGTGAGCTAGTGCAACCAATAATAAAACAACAATTTTTTTACATATCCCTCTAAATCCCTTCTGGCTATTCAGCTTCATATTGGGATTGATATATGCAGCCATAAGCCCTGTTATATAATCTATGGCCATCGCTACAATCAGAGCTTCAATTACATCGTTCCACCCAATCAGATACGAAAAAAATGTGCCAAAGCATGATACAGCCGTTCCCCATCCGATTTGATGACCAGACGGGGCCATCTCGTGAAAAAAAGCAAGCAGTGTATTCATTATGATTCACCACCGTTTGCTTTCTGATCTTTGCTTACGTCCTGTCCCCCTTTTGTATAGTTCACGCATTTGGGATTTTGGCACGTCCCGTCGTCCCGTAATGTATGCGCACAGAATTTACATCTTTTCTTCAATTTAAAAGCCATTATTTACCATCTCCCGTCATTGAAGCGGCAATCGCGTCGCTCTGTTCTTTATAATATGTGTTCAAATCTGCATATTCATTTTGAATGCTGGCTGCCGTATCGGTATCGTTGTTGAGATTGGCAACAAGTAACGACTGCCCCAATTTCTGCTGGGCCGCCGTATATTCCGCGTCCAATAATGCTTGCTTACTCGCTGCTTTTTCCTCCGCTGTCGGTTCTGGTGGTACATAAGCTACAGGCTTTCCTGTTTCCTTATCTCTCACACATCCACCATTAAGGTATTGGTTATATGTATCAGAATCTACGATTTCTGCTACAGTTACGTTTTCGGTTTCTTTTACCTTTTTCAGCAGCTCTTCCACTTTTCCGGCATTCTTTTCTTTTTTAGGGTCAAAATCACAGATGTGGGCACAAATTCTATTCCCGGAAGAATCAAAACCCACCCCGTAATACTCTACATTTGTTTTAAACATATTCTGTCTCCTATAATACTAATATTATATTAAAATAAAGGGAGTGTTTGATTTGAAAAATCCAAACGGCTATGGTTGCATCCGTTTAATGAGCGGCGCCCGGAGGCGGCCGTACGCATTTATAGCTACCGTCGCTGGTAAACAGAAATATATTGCAGCGTTTGAAACATTGTATGAAGCTAAAATCTTTCAAGCGACTTATTTTGCGGATCATCATAAGGATCATCATCCTTTCCGTAGAAAATCCATCACATTTGCAGAGCTATATTTTCGCTGGCTTCCTTTTCATCTGAATGAAGGCGCTGAATTGTCCGAAAGTACTAAAAGCAGCTATGAAAATTCTTTTAAGCATTGTGCTGCTCTTTATGACCGTCATTTTTCGGATCTAGAATTTTTAGAGCTTCAAGCCGTCATAGATGACATGCGTAATCATCAGCATTTATCGTATTCCAGCTGTAAAAAAGTCAAGAATTTACTAAGTTTGCTTTATCAATATGCCATAAAGTCAAATATATGTAGCACGAATTATGCTGCTCTTATATCAATTGGCAAAAACCATCCTATTTATCCGCATCATATTATTAGCCGGCAGAAAATTAACAGACTATGGCGGCATGCAGATATGCCTGGAGTTGATTCTGTGCTTATTCTCCTTTATACCGGGCTTCGTGTCAGTGAGATGTTACAGATTGAAAAGAAGAATATCAATCTTCGCCAACGTTTTATTAGAATCACAAAATCAAAGACGTCCTCTGGCATTCGCATCGTTCCAATCCACCCCAAAATAATGCCGTTTATATTGAATCGTCTTTCAAATCCAGGTGATTTCTTAATCTGCGATTCGTCTGGAAATCCCTACAACTATACCAGGTATCGCTCATCCGTCTGGAATAAAGCAATGAAGTTAATTAACGGGTTAAATCATACACCTCACGATACCCGTCACACAGTAGCAACACTGCTCGACAATGCCGGCGCGAATGAAACGTCAAAACGTAAAATTCTAGGCCATGCCGGCGGCGATATTACAGAGCGCGTTTATACCCATAAAGGGCTTAGACAGCTTAGGAAATGCATTGAGCTTTTGAAATAAATTGCTCATAATTTGCTCAAAATAAAACCGTTCCCGAAGCTTACTATCAGCTTTCGGAAGCGGTTTCTTTTGTCTATGATTCGCTATTTTTAAAATTGATAAATATATCGTATCTGCACGCTTTTTAACGCAACATAACTACGACAAATAGCTTTAATATAACATTCTCATTTTTTCAAAAATAATTGATAATATCTACATTTTTAGCACTTTCATCACCTTCTTTTGATATAGTAAACAGTGGGGATATGTGCGCACAGACAGAAAAGGTTATGTGTTTTCGTATCCGGTAACTATGACTAATTTTTATGCGATTGTTTCCACGCATTTGGACAATTCAAATTCTCCTATAACTCCAGTTAGTATAAGCTGCTTTCACCCAGGCACATCTAACGTGCGGATTATTGCGAATGTAGACGGTCCGACGGAAACCTTATTAATCATAATTGGGAAGTAGACAGTGGGGAAGTAACCGCTATGGATGGGTGGCTTTTCCGGTGGCTTTCGCTCAGTTTCGTAAGCTTGTGACCAACCACCAAGGCGTGACGTGGATGCGGTCACAGGCCCGAGAAGCGGGCACGCTTGCTGGGTTTACGTTAGACGTAGAGGACAATAATAAAAACGACTGCGACGCCCAATGGATCGCCATTGGGAAATAGACAGTGGGGATTGTTAGCTGAAGAACAATGGGTGTATCCTCCGCTCACACCGCCAAACGAATTGCTCTGTGTAGTTGCTATACACGAAACAGCATCAAACACTACGACCCCTTTAGCAAATGAACTAGGTACTGTCAAATTTAAAATACACAACGATTTTTCTAGCGGAAATGATGGGACAAATAAAGCACGATGCATCATTGTTTGCCGATAGCAATCCACCCATATCCGTACGGAGCTGTATTTGCACCAAATGTTAATGATGTAGCAGTTGAACTAATGTAGCATAAGTAGCATGCGCTACTTGCTTTATTCGATATATCATACGGAATGGCGCATATAACAGTCATTGTGATATTTAGCTTAACATCAAAACTAGTTTTAGTTTCTTCTGTCACACTTCCCCACTGTATAATTATATTTCCAAAAAATGACCCAAAACAGATATATCCATTTTGCGCTGCTAAATATCTAACTCCTGACGCCGTAAGCACCATTTTTAATAATTGTCCGAACCAGCTGTCTGTTGTTAATGCACTGATTGCTGTAATGGCTGTTGTTAATGCCATCTTTTTTATGATGTCATCGCCCAAATTAGCTATCTTTTCGCACAATCCAAATAGCTTACTATGCGCTGTTGAATCGTCATTGTGCGCCGCGAAGGCTTGAGCATGGGCCGTCGTTGTTTTATCGTGGTTATTAAATTTTTCTTCTACTTGCGCTTTTGTCAGATAAACGATACTTCCATCAATTGTAACGTTGATTTCCGCTTCAGAGCTAATGTATACTTCTACTTCAAATGTATTTTCGTTAGTCGGCGTTTCTTTGGATGGAATATAGTCATATGCCATCCCAGCATTGGAGTAGCTATATAATACTTCGTTTCCATCGTCTAATTTTGCAAATATACCGATTTCCCGGTTAATAAATCCAGTGTCCAGGCTGCCATTGCTACAATTAAAAATTAATGTGATTTTTTCGCCTGTATCAGATAATACAGTGTCTACAATTGGCAGTGACATTTTTTCGCTTTTCAGAGCCGTAAATGTTTTGATATCATCATTATCAGCCAATGTTCCGCTGCCGAATGCACCTCGTGTAAAAACTAATTTATGTCCGTTTACTGCTTGAATTAACATTTTATCGCCGTTAGTGGTTGGCGTCATATCTGGAAATTGTGCCATTAGTTAATACCCCCCTAATTTTTATATGGGAATAAGAATGGATTATTTTCATTCTTACATGTAATGTACCTGGTTGTACTGACGTTCTTGCATCTGTTCGCGTTTTTATTTTTATTACATTGTGTTCCCTGATTCTCGCGCTACAATGCAGTTGTCGGTTTGCTCTTGTAATCGTTGATAGTTTGTAGCCAATATGAGCTGGTATATACGTTTCTATTGCCTGGTGAAGTTTGCCATAATCTGTAACTTGTCCACCATGGTAGTAAATCTTTATTGCATAATCTTTTGGCAGGTCTACGACTTCCGCTTTTCCATCAGCTATATACGTGTTAACCAACCTTGTCATAAAATTAATGGTTACTGTCTGCGTTCCTTTTATTTTGGCTAAAATCCTATTGCGTCTATCTTCATTCCTAAGATTTTTATTGACATCAATACCAAGGAACGTCTCCCATTTTTCAAGGGCATCCGTTGCCGTCTCTACAAAAAATTGCTCCAATAGTTTTCCCATATCAGCTCGTTGCAATTCATGTCCCTGGGATTCGGCTTTTAGCATCGCCAAAAATACGGGATCTTTTACAAGGTATTCTGGTAAATATTTTGATAGGTCTACTGGCCCCTTCCGGATAAAGCTATTCAAGTTCTGTCACCTCCAGTGTGCTTAGTCGTGGTAATTTTTCAGCGGCAATAGTAATGTATTGGATATCTCCATTCAGCTTCAATTCGTCATAGTCTGATATCACCCCCGTTGCCAGCATAATTTGCCCGATTTTAGCAATACTGATAATCGAAGACGCTGTTATATAATCACTTGAAAAGCCTTCATCAATCAAATAGTCCTTGATCGCCTTTTTTAGTACTTCTTTGTAAGTGTCTTTATAGGCTGTAACTACTCTAACCCGGGCTGATACAGTGACATCTAAATATGTTGGCGTCGATACCGTTACGGTTGCGCCTATCGGCTTAACTGTATCTAAATATGCGGCTACTTTATTTATCAGATTCGTGCTGGCAATGTCTTTATTTTCATCTATGATGGATACTTTGACAGTTCCATTCCCGTTCCATACCGGGATGACCTGACAATTGCCAACACCAGCTACTGATAGTGTCCACTCCCTATAGTGGTTAGCGTTTCCAGATGTAATCGGATTGCGGACATGTAACAACAGCCAGCTTAACAATGACGCATCCGTTTCCGCATCATATCCGTCACTCATAGCATTTTCATTCGTGACGGATGATATGCCAGTAATAGTTACTGGTATTTTTACGACAGTTCCCGCCGCAACATTCCCTTTTTCGCCGGCTTCCACAGCTTCAACATTGATATCCGCTGTGCCATTTATAGCCGTTGTATTTACTGCCTGGAATTGTATTCCGCCGTCTGTACTAAAAATAGCGCCGCTATTAACGACGCCTGTCCCGGTTACTGTTACTATCCCTTTTGCTTTTACCGCTTCTTTGCGGTCAATGCCAAATTCGGCGGCCCTCATTGTTAAATACTGCCCCCATGAGGTTTGAGCAAAAGCCGCATCGACAATCAATGACATTTCAGCGTAGCTTTTTTCAAACTCTACAGCATTAGTCGCTAAATTATCTCCAATGAATGTCCCTTCGATGGTTGATACCTGACCGTTTAATTTTTTCTCATAGATTGTTTTTAATTCTGATTGTATAGATTCCTGTGTTTTTGCTTCAAACATTTTTACACCTCAATCTTTACAGTCGTTTCTCCGTATATTGTTTTTACGTCAATCGCCAGGGTAATTTTCTTCTTTTCCTGTTCCGTACTGACAAGATATACGTTCTTAATATATGGATTGACTAGCAGCGCCTCTGAAATATAAGTAAATAGTTCATTTTTTGACAACGTATCATTTGGCTTTTTGCCAATAAATTTATCTTCAATCTCACAACCATAATCATCAAAATAGGCTCTGTAGCGGTATCTTTGTACCAACAGAGCCTTCTTAATCCAAATCTTTAAACCCTCGTTTCTGGTTTTTATGATATGGTTCCCATATTCATCATATAAAAATTTATTCTTATCAAAATCCCAGTCAAATTCTTTAAACTCCGGCAGAGCTGCTGATTTCGTCGCACTGGCAGACGTCCCCGCCGTCATAAACGGATTAGCCATTCCCATCAAACCTCCGTAGTTTGGCATGCACTATAAACTGTTGCCCGCTAATGTTATCGTCATCACTATAGACCGGTTCCATGGATACTTTATCTCCTGGTGCCCATGTATCTGTCAAAGACTCATCATTATTAATGGGATGGTTATGACTCTCATATGCAGCGTCACCTGACCCTCCACCTTTAAAATCAGTTTCGCCTACCATATGGCGGGTGTGTCCCGGAACCCAATACTCATCAATGTACAAACGTGTTTTATCTAAAATCATCCCGTCGCATTGTATTTTTATTTCAGGCGGCGGCGATATGATAGTACCTATACGTGTTCCTTTTTGTATCGACTGCTGTGTCAATTTTCGGAATAAATTCAACAGTCCCTTATATGGATCTTCATTTTTCTTCATCTGTTCACCTTCTTAATAATGGGAGGTCTTAATAATTCGCATCGGTGTACCACAATCACTATAATCGCCGCTGTGTACTACCATATTCTGACTGCTGCTATTTCCAATATAGCCGCCATTACCATCGTAAATCGTGACATGGCCATCAGCTCCTTCGCTGGTGTAATATACGATGCAGTCCCCTTCTTCCAACTGGCTTGCATCAAAATCTATAACTGGTACGCCCGCGGCATTTGCATCGCCTACCAATGTCGGCACACTGACAACTCCATTATTACATTCACCAGCAAGGAACGGGCTGTAGTAGCTCCCAACTTTCGTTGCCGCTTCACAACATCCTTCTGTCCCATTATCCATAGTCTGATAGCCCCATGCATTCCATCCGGCCTGCATACCTGCGGAAATATTCAAATCGCCACCCCCAGTTGCTGTATTGTACGTCTTTTTCCGGCCCTGTGATGCTGATTTGAATACCGGCGCTGCAAGATCCTGCTGTTCTATTTCCGGCTCTTCTTTTGTTTCCGGCATATATTCCAGTGTCAGTGACATCGTATGTACATTATTCTGAAATTTATGATCATCTGATTTAATAAAGAAATTGCCTTTTAACTGTTCTTCCTGAATGGTTATCCCATAGCCGGTGATACATTGGATATTCCCAATGCCTTCAAGGCTGCTATCTTCTTTTAGCCGTTTCAGCATCGCTTTGGCTGCTTTGACATTATCTACGCTTTCCCCTTGTTTGGCCGGTTGCATCTTATAAATATCTTGTATCATTCCATAATGCGTTACGTCATCATTGATGGTAAATACCTGGCATATATTGCCGACGTCATCGACCGCTTTAATCCGGTTCACCATATCTTCAATAGACTGACTGTGTTCCGTATGTTCGATATTCACCCCATCTGTTGCCGTGTAATCAGCAATCAGCTCACCTTTTTTCACAGCAGTTATTTTATCTTCAATGCATAGCACAGTAAACTCAATGCTGCCATTCGTGGTGTCCGCTTTCGACTTTTCATTAAAGATCTTAAACATCTCTGTACAACTTTTCCCATCTGCCAGATAGTTAATCACCGTAGGCAGGCTCGGGATGCTCTCAGATACTTCGATACCTATTTCGCTGCAAATAGTTTTTATTGCGTCGGTAATCGTTACGTTCTGGAAATTAAGCTGTATTTTTGACTTTGCCAAGTAAATTAAGTCATCATATGCCACATACTCAAATGTAAATCCAGACGTATTTCGTTTTTCAAAAAATATACGGCCGCTAAAAAACATGACTTGGGGTTGTGTATCATCTTCATAATAGGCATAAATAAAGCCCCCCATCTTCAATATTAAGGCCGGGAAATTAACATCTTTTACCGCCGTATTATAGGCAAGCTTAAACGACAGCTTTCGAGCAGCCTGGTCAATATCGCCGTTCCACTCTACATCAATCACATATGGCGTGATATCTTTCATCGTTGCCGGTTCTGTATAGCTTTCGCCATTTTTCTTTTTTTCTTCCAGTGCCTGTTTTTCTTTCTCTGTCATGGGAGGATCTGAATAATACATTGTTAAAATCATAGCTCATCACCACAAAATCAAATCCTTATCATTTATTTTTACTCCCTCTTTAACAGTCCGTATGACTGTCCCAACATCAATCCCACCGCTTTTTACCATGGCTCTGTACAGGTTAATACGGTTAGTTGCTTGTTTGGCAATGCTCATGTTTCGTTGTATTGCTTTAGCTGCGTTATCCATTGTATCGTTTCCAGCTACAGCAACAAAGGAGCTTTCTTGCACGGCTTCGGATACTCTGGATTTCAGCCCAGTGACATCATTGATTGTGTCCGTTGCCGGCATGATATATCTATATTCTTTCAAGGATATTGAAAAATAAACATCGCCTGTGCTATCGTGCTCGCCATATTTAAAATTATCAATTGTACATGACATATTGACTGACGTTCCTGATATCGATATCGTACACGCCTGCCCCGACTGTGCCATATCATCAATCTTCTGACAAGCTGTATACGGATCATCACTTGGATAATTAGTTTCCCATCCATAATACTGGGCCGGAAAAAAAGATGAGAACGTCAGCGTCTTCAGTCCCCGTTTTCCAATCATATTGATATCTCCCAGTGAATTGACATTGACGACATTGTTATTATAGCTGTTCTCTACATCAAAACTGGGAGGGGCTACGGGAAATGTTACGCTGCTGCTATTACCACTTAGTACTAATGTCGCTCCAGTCTCGCCATCGGTGCCTAAAAATGCACCGACAACTTCACTAAGAAAACTCAAGAAGCTGGCCATTTATATCGCCCCCGTATTAAGATTAACGGCTCGTGTTTCCAATTCAAAGAATATTTCTGATGCAATCCGTTTGATTTCCCGCTTTTCATCGCCAGTATTCGCAAAGTTTGCATTGCTGATATTGATATTGATATCACCACCAAACCCGCCACTCATGCTGCCCATTTTATACGCCTGCTGCACAGACTGATCATGTGGTATAATCCGGGTCCCAGATGGTAAATCAACAATTTCGCCGCCGAATCTGTCATTTATTACCGCCGGGCCACCGCTGAAATTGCTTGTCCCCGTATACAATGTCGGAATATTCACGCCAAAATGCTGGCCGCCTACACCCGGTACCCAATCCGGGATATCTACGCTAATAGAATTTATTCCATTAATGACAGCGTTGATAGCTGCTCTAATCCCGTCTAATACCCCGGAGCATATCCCTTTGATACCGCCAAAAATGCTGCTGAAAATTTCCACAACGCCTTGCCATGCTAAGCTCCAGTCGCCAGTGAACACTCCGGTAATAAAATCAATTAACCCTCCAAATACGCCAATAGCCGCGCTAACGATACTTGAAACAATTTCAATGGCACTTACAAATACGCCGGTAAATATATCGGCCGCGGCAATAATACCGGCGATTAATACGCCGCCTAGAATACTTGCCAGGAACTCAATGATATGGGCCAGCCTGTTAAGTGTTGTCCCCTGGGAATTGAACGCATTAACTAACCGGCTCCATGCATTCCCCACCCCTTCCAAAGCCGGACTAATAGCCTGCCAGGCTACAGAAAAGGCATTTTGAATCTCATTCCACATGCTGGTAAAGAACGGCGCTACTTTGTCCCAGTGGTTATAAAGTATATATGCTGCCCCGGCAATGGCCATAATCGCAATGCCAACAGGTGAAAACATAGCACCTATGCCAACCCGGCCAATCGTTAATAGCGCCCGTCCAAACCCTAGTACAGCGTTTTTTGCACCACTCAGCATAGTAACCATGCTAAATGATCTAATCATCATCATGACTTTAGTCCCAGCTTGTACTGCTGTACTGCCAATTTTGCTCAAACCTGCTGCTCCAGACGTTCTTAGAAACGTCAGTGCACTACGCCAGCTCCCGATACTCATGCCATTCCGTAAAACGCCCATTACCTTAGATGCGGTGCTGCTGAGCTGTATAAATGCGCTTCGTACGCCCAACACGCTATATCTCAATAATAAGTTTGTTTCCCTACCACCTTTTAATACATTGCCAATTCGTGAATACATCATAACCATAGAGCCACCGGCTTTTAATACTTTGCTCATAGCAAAACTGAAGGCAGTAAAGCCAACAACCGACAACGCTATATTCGCAACGACGCTACGAGTGGCCGGGCTTAACCCGCCTAAAAAATCGGCAATGCTTTTAATCGCATCAGCTGCTGTCTTTACACTCGGTGCCAGGGTAGATCCAAACGATATGGCTAGTGATTCAACTGCACTCTTCATCGCATTGATAGAGCCTTTTAACGTGTTTTGCATCTTCACATACGCTTCGTGAGATGATCCAGTAGAGTTTTTAATTGAATCTTCTACTTCTTTGTATGCTGCTGGGCTTGTCTTAATCAATGTTAATAATCCGCTAAATGCATCTTCCCCGGCTATTGCTTTCGCTATCCCGACTTGCTGAGTATCTGTCATGCCATCCATAGCTTCTCGCATCTGGCTGATTGCTTCTGTAATCCCCACAAAGGAACCATCGGCATTTTGCAGGTGTAGCCCTAATTGGTCTATAGCTGCTGCCGCTTCTTTTGGTGGCGATGCCAGCCGTGACATTGTAGATCTAAGGCTTGTCCCAATTGTAGAGGCTTCAATCCCATTGTTACTCATAATGGCCATGGCTGTTGATAATTCTTCGATGTTTACGCCTAGTGCCGCAGCGGATGCCCCGGCATACTGCATAGCCAGCCCAAAGTCAGCCATACCTAATTTAGATACGTTAGCGGCCATCTGTACGACATCAGCGACATGCTGTGTGTTTTCTGCTACATCGCCGGTTTTTAAATTCCATATGTTCAATGCACTTGTGATGACATCGGACGTTGTGGCCATATCTTCCCCGGATGCTACAGACGCTTCAATAATACCGGGCATAGCTGCCATCGTCTGCTCCGCATCAAACCCGCCGGCTGCTAATCGGTCCATAGCCTCGGCCGCTTCGCTGGCGGTAATCGGGAAGTCGTGCCCTAATTTCAGGGCCGTTTCTTTCATCCGTTCTAATTGTTCTCCCGTTGCCCCGGCTTTTACCCCGGCTCCGGTTATGGTATCTTCAAAATCCATAAATGTTTTAGTCCCTAGTGCTCCAAACGCAGATACAGCCGTGGCGGCCGGCATCATTGTCGAAGCTATACTGCCAAATCCGCGCCCTACATTTCGCACATCTCTACCTAGTTGTCGATTAAGTCGAGAATTCTCTTCCATGTTGCTACGTATCCGACGTAACGGCTCACTTACTCGGTCCGTTAATTGCATAACAACGTCAATAATGCTAGCCATCTTCTCACTTCCTTAAACTTTTAATCTTTTGTATTTCCTTTTCCCGTTCTTCGAGTTCTGTTTCCATAAAGGCAGCTAAAATAATTTTTTCGCCGTATCCGGCTTTATAATATTCCGACGGCCGTAGCCCATGCGATACCCACAGTTCATACATGAGCTTGACGCTCCCATCGGATTTAATTAGTTTTTTACTTCTTCAAACTCTTCTTCACTTTTATCCATCCCGGACAAATCTCCAATTTTTTCAGAAATCTTTGTAACTTCGCCACTCGTTAAAATTTTCGTAAACAAGTCTTCTTTGGTCGTCGCCTTAAACCGCTTCAAAACACGGGGATCATTAAATTCTTCATTCGCAATCCCTTCAGCCAAACAGCTGGCGGCCAATTCCATGTAATCCACTTCCGGGGCGCGGCCTTTTTTCCGTTTTGTCGCCATGTCCTGCAGTTCTTTAATCCGGCGGAACTTGATTTCCTGTAAATGTAAAATAAACGGCACCCCTAATAATTTAGAAAGTCGTTTTACTTCATAATCTTCCGTTTGTTTTGCTGTAATTTTATCCGCATCAGCGGCTAACAACGCATCCACTAAATTCATGTTATTCCCTCCATTTAATCATTTGCTGTATCAATGACATCAAAATCGGTAAACGTAAAATCATAATCATCTGTGGTCAGTTTTTTTGCTTCCCAGTCCATAAGTGTCAATTTATCAAATGTCGCATCCCGGATAACAACGCGCTCTGCCCCGATAGCGTCCGGATCGTCTAACTTGGCTACGATAGTACAAACCGTCTGGTGCCCATTTTTGATATTATCCGCCATCTTATTGATAAAGAATGAGCTTACATGGTTCATTTTGACATTGCCAGAACCTTCTGCCCCAGTTATTTTGTACTGTTTAAAACGCTTTTTCACCTGGTTAACTTCTTCTTTGATTAACTTTACTTCAGATTTAAATGCAGTAACTTCGGCAATTTTTTTCCCGTCAATCCAGACTTCGCCTTCGGTACCACTCATAACTTGTTGTGCATTAAATTCTTCCATGGTTTCACCTCCTAAATATCAACATCAAGACTAATGTCTTCCATGGCGTCCAGGATAACAACGCTTGCTTTCAGGAAAACTTTTTTCTTCGTATCGAGTTCTTTAATTTCTTGAGCCGACATATCGGCTAATTCTTCTTCCGTGTTTTTCCCGTTAGAAATCCGCCAATTTTTAATTGCTTCAATATCGAGGGCAATTGTACTCTGCCCCTTTTTCAGTAATTTCCCTTTTTCAAGTTCCAGGAAGTATCCTTTGATAGCAGACATTAACAGGCATTTATTATCATAGTCGTTAGTATATTTGCCGATGTAGCTGTCCTGAGCTGTTTTCCGAATGTCAACATACATCATATCCATAATATCCACGGTCTTAATTGTTTGGTATGCTTCCAACTTGTCCTGCCCAGTTGTCACAAGACTGTTCATAGCACGACTCATTTTAAATTTCTCTTTGTCATACCAAATAAAAAATTCCCCGTTATTGACTTTTTCATCTCGTTCGTCCTGATCGTACTGGTCACAATTAACGACTTCACTCAGCGGCGCATATGTCGCTGAAATCGTCATAGGCGTACCACAAATCAGCCCCGCAATTCGCGACGTATATTCTGCCCCGGTGTACTTTTTGGTACTTGTTTCAATGAAGGTATTGGTAAAATTGATAATTCCTTCATTGTCCCCTTTATACGCCGGCAATACTGCCTTGATTCTATTTTTCATATTGTCTCGCTGATTCTTTATCCATGTCCCGACGGTTTCTTTTTGTGCCTCTGCGATTGTCGGTATTGCCAGGTAATCCCAGTTTTCATTGGCAATGGCTTTCAGCGATTCCGTATATTTATCGGCTTCAGTACTTTCCGTTTTGGCCATTAAATATACTTTTACCCGCCGTGGGGATTTCTGATAGCCAATAAAAGACTTGGTAATGTAATCTTTATTCTCAGCACTCAAAGAGGCTGGAATCCCGTCAATGGTATACAAAGTGAATGGGTTCTTAATTGCTGCTACAGTGGCCGTCCCTTCTGTATGTTCTTTCATCAAAGTTTCAATCGTTGTCGAATCTTCTTCTAACAGCAACATTTCGATACCATGTTGGCTACGCTGTACTGCTTCAATGCCTTTTTCTTTGAATGCAATATCTACATTAGGCATGCCCAGTTTCGGCATATTATCCACACTCCTTTATAGTTATAATTCTTTAATTTTCGTTTCCATTTCGACTTCATCCAAAGTATCGGTTGTAGTTGTTTCATCCCTGCGGTCGATAGCTTCAAGATATGTAATGTTGATACTGATCCGTAAAATATCGTTGTCCTCTCCTACCGTGTCGTCGCTAACCGCATCCACATGCAAGAACCTGTCATTTACATGTATCCCCCGCCCTATAGCAGTGAAAATCGTTTCGAAAACGTCCATGTAATGGCTTTGTTTCCGGTTGCTATCCTTTGGATAATATGTAACGTAGATAGTAACTTCTTTTTCTGTAAATTCTTTTGTTTGTGGCCGGCTGGTTGAGATGATCCCGATAAAAAAGCATGGCTTTTTGAAATTTTCCTTTACCTCATCGGCATAAAAAAAACACCCTGGGAATGTTTTTTCCAACAAATCCTTGGTGCTTTTCACGATATCCGTACGTGTAATTATCTGGCTCAAAACTTATCACTCAACTTCTCATATAAATCAGTATGCATTTTTTGCACTATGTCCGGTTTCTTTTCGGCTACTGTCTTATCTTTGAAATGGGTGCCAGGCTGATGCCCAAAAACGCGCCCGCTGGGTGCTACTTTAGCGTGCCCGCGCTCTACCAAATGATAATGTGGCGCCGTATTCCAAATCACGCCCTTAAATGTATCGCCAGAATGGCCCTCCATGTCATGCTTCCAGCTTTCATTTAATTTATGCTTATGCTCTTTGCCGCTATCCGGTGTCGCGTTTTTCAACTCTTTTTTCATGGTCTTAGTGGCTTTTTCCAATGCCTCGTTGCACTCATAAGGAAATTTTTCATTAGCTACGTCTATCCGATCAATAAATTCGTCAATCGTCATCAATCGCACCTCGCTTCCTTTGATTTACCATGAGTTCCAGTTTTTCATGCCGCATATAAGGGTCAATGGCCGTGATGACATTATACAGGTTATCGCCATACTGAACGACCGTATTTTCATCTATGCCCTTACGATACCTGATTGTTACCTTCAACATATATGTCGAAGCGTCTTTGTCGGCTTCATACTGCTCATAAAAAGACTTTCCTCGTGCCGGCTCAATTCTGGCATATACCGGATGCCCCACCAGATCTACAAATTGCTGCTCATAAAAACCATTGCTGTTCTTTACATCTTTATAGCCCAGCAGATGCACCCGCTTATCAAGCGTACCTATTTTCTGCATGGTATCACTCCCAGTATTGCAGTTGTGTAATCATGCTGCGTATTGTAAAGCTATAGTCATCCTGTTTGGCTTCATTGCGATTTTCGTAGAGCTCGGCAATAATTGCCAATTTTGCCATATCCGCCGACGCTTTAAAATTCTCATCGTTTTCATAATGGCTGCTATAATCAGTAACGGCAGACGCTAAATATGCATCTGCCGTTTTTTCAAGCTGATTGATTAAATTGTCGTCGTCATCATGATCAACTCTGAGATATGTCTTGATATCGTCGATTGTCATTCAAACCACCTACGCATTGGCAATCTGTAACAATGCAATTGCGTCTTTATCCAGCATCTTTACATCATACCGTTCGATTGCCCGGATATATGTAGCATAGCGTGTAAACCCGGCTTCTGTCGATACGGCTACTTCTACGCCTTTTCGGTCATAAAAAGCGACTGCATCGCTCATGCTGCCCACAAAAAATGGGATTTGTCCCTCTACTGTAAGCAAGCTATCCGGCAAAGATACAATCTGATGTCCGCGCAAAAGTAACTGCTGCGGATTAGCTAAATCCGGTGTCAGCAGCGGGCGTTTTTGTGCGTCATCTAATTCTGCCAGATAGTCAAGCCCCGTCTGATTGGTAAAGATTTTAGCACTCAAGCCAATCGTCGGGTCAAGGGTCTTAAAGATTGCTTTCACAATGCCCTTATAGTCGGTGATTGTCGTAGCAGATAAGGCTTTCAGCAGGCTCAAAATACTTGAATTTTCCGTGTTCACCGCTTTACGTGTGAAGCGACGGCCAATAATCAACATGATATTTACGTCATTATCGGCCAAAAGCTGATTAGAAACCGGGATAATATCGCCATAGGTCTTGACATTATATGTTTTCTGTTCAAAGTCAAAATCAGACTGTTTGATTTCATTCAATTCGTCAAATTCCGTCAATACGCCTGTTTCAGTGCCCATAGCCGGCATTCTCCCGCTCAAATACGCGACCGGGGTAATGTTGCAGTATGGTTTCAACGATACCATCTGGCGGCGATATTCATATACCGTATTCATCTGCTCTTCCGGCACTACGTAGCCACCTTTTTCCGGAGATGCTTCTACAAGTCCCGGCGTACCTGCAGTGTTATATGCTGCGGTTTCTTCCTCTGTCAACGGCCGCCCTAATACCAGCTTGTTAAAAATCCGGTTCTTCAAATTTGCAGTTACAGCCGCGTTCTTGTTTTCCGGTTCCAGCGGATTGTTTGTAACGTCCAATCCCTGGACTTTTTCAATCGCTTTTGCCGCGTTGTACTGGTTAATTGCTTCTTCTAATTCCTTGGCTTTAGCTGCAGCGTCGTCATACTGTTCCGCTGCTTGCAATTTTTCTACATCTGTTTTGAGTGCATTAATAGTTCTTCTTAATTCTTCGCTCTTTTTCATTCTGCTAAAACTCCTTTCGCTTTTGCGACCGCAATCGTGATTTTATTGCTCATTTCCTTTTGTAATCTCTGCTGGTTTGCTTTTTGTTCCGCATCATTAGCGGCGTTTGGTTTTTTCCAGGCAGCTACGATTTCAGCGGGGATATTCTTCATGTTTGCTGATTTTCCTGCTTTTGCAACCGTCTGTGTGCTATCTAATACAGTAACATCGAAATACTGTTTAGCTTGCTCGCCCGTCAGCCATGTTTCATCATTTACCATGTCATGAATCGTTTCCGGCATTACATCATCATTCGCGGCGTCGTTATAAACTGTTTCTATGCCTTCTTGTATAGTGTTCAAGAAGGTAATAGCTTTTTCCAAGTCGTCTGCATTTCCAATAATGCTAATGGCCGGTTTATGAATCATAAGGTAGGCGTTTTTAGGGATTTGTCTATCATCGGCGGCGAAAAATATTTGTGTCGCAATCGAACAACACCATCCATCAACTACCGCCGTGGTATGCCCATCATGGCGCTTGATCATATTGGCAATGGCTACGCCTGCTGGTACACTGCCGCCGCTTGAATTGATGTATACGGTCAAATCTTTGCCTTTTACCTCATCAAGCTGCTTTTTTATATCTGACGGCCACTGATAGGCGTCTCCATCACCCCACCATGCCACAATGGCGCCTTCGTCATCATCGATGATATCCCCGGAAATATAAATTTCCGCTTTATCGGCGCTGTTTTCTATTCTAATCAACTATTTTCACCTCCTTTATTTTCTCTATAGGCGATGCCAATATCTTGTAGCGCTACATATGAGCCGTTGACGATATGGACATCGCCGCCTTTTGTCGGCGGAATATCTAATTGCCGGCGCGCATCGTTCGGCGAATAGATGGACGTGCTAACGAGTTTTTGCAAGACGTCGGCTTGCTGTGTCGGATCACCTCTCAAAATCACCTTGACGTTAAATTTAAACTCTAGCCCGTTATTCTGTTCTTTCCGCGTCAGCAGTTTCCGGTTTAATTCTTGCTCATACAGCGTGATATTGTATAGCAGCGTATCAACATAAAAACTGAGATTTTGCGCGCTGCTGTTGGCATAGCTAGATTTACTGTAATCATTCAGATTATTCGGCTTTATTCCGAAAGCTGCAGCTATCTGCAGGGCATTGTATTTCTTCAATTCGTAGAATTGACTGTCTGTCAGTTTCAGATCTAACGTTTGAATGTCAAACCCAATCGGCAGCGTAATGATTCTCCGCCCGTTTTCCCTGGCTTGCTCTTCAATCCGTGACAGTAATAGGCTTTGCTTTTCTTTGCTTAAATCCCCTACGTATTTCACGACCGCATTAGCCGTTAATCCTTTTTGATACAAGTCATTTAAAAACTTCTGGCTGGCCTTACTGCCCGCCATATTCGTTGCCAGTATCTCTCTGACGCTTTTACCGCTTAATCCACTATCGCCGGTTATCCAGCTCTTTACATGGATGATTTCATCCGGCAAAAACCAATAGCTATTACCGTTGCGTTCATCCATATAGCGGTAATAAAACGACCGCCTGGTAAATTCTTCGGTGTTGTTTACCCATATTTCAATACGCCGCGGGTCCAGGGGATAGATACCGATAAATTTCCCGCCGTTCATAGCAATGTAGGCGTATGCATTGCCATAATGGTTGCGGCAATATTCCAAATACGTAAAAAACTGTATCGGCGTCATGTACTGATTTGGCTGCACATTGAACAGCTGCATAACATCATGGTCCATAATCCTGTTTTTATTCTCGTCCATGAGATATAACGGCATTTTCCCGATGCTTTCCGCCAGCGTTTTCAGACAGGTAAAATAGGTGATTTCGCTTATATCCGGCCCGCCTGTATTTGCCTGGTTATTAAAAAACAGCTCATTGATAGTTGATAAGCTGATAACATCGGCACTATCTGAGCTGTTTCTGATCTTTTTCTTGATTTTATCTAATAACTTCACGCGTTCTCACCTTCTTTCTTTTCGGTTATGCCTAGCCACATATCCAGTGCCGCTTCTCCATCGCCTTTATTGTCGTCTTTCAGCAGGAACCATATTTTCCATGCATCAATGATAGCGTCGATGGGGTCAATTCGTTCGGTCTGTGTCATTTTATCGACTTTTATTTCTCCGAATGAGTTCGGGGCGGAAATAATGGCATTGACGACGCTCCATGTAAGCAAATCATTGTGTTTGTCATAGCGCACCTGCCTGGCTTCTACGGATAGTTGGAAGTCTTTCGTCGTATCGTTCAATGACCGCGCCGACTGCTTGACCTCCGTTAAATCACAATTCAGTACATCCTCTAAATCTCCTAAAAAGGCACTCGCATTGTGTGCATCATAGCCACAACCAACGACATTCAGATGATAATCAGCTATGAGCTGTTTCAGGTCAGCAATGATTGCTTTATAATCCGTTTTGATACCGTACATTCCCGATGTCAGCGTAATTAATCCACGCTTTGCCCATTCTCCATACGGTGCTTCATCTGTTTTTTGATGTTCTGCCAGCCGTAACTCCGGCATATACGACTTGCTCCATAGGTAAACGTTATCGCCTAGGATTGCAAACAACAGCGCAATAGATGTTAAGTCGCCGCCGCTTGATAAGTCGATGCCCAAATAACAATCATGCCCGGCCATATCGGCTATCGTCAAATCACTTTCACACATCTTCCAGGCTTTAAGGTCAATCAATGAGCCTCCGGTATATGTTACCCATGTATTTAGTGATTTCGTCTGGAAGTTCACCAGGTCAGCACCGCCTTTTTCCTTGGCGTCAATGGCTTTTTCGGCCATTCTTGCCATCATTGATTTGTCCAGCGTCGTGTCATCCCGCCATAATATCAGCGGATTGGCCTTAGCCCAATTCTTAGGCTGCCATATATCATCGTCTTCATCCATTTCAGCGATATAAATGAACAGTGTTTCTTTCTTTATGACGCCTTCCAGTACCTTTTTACAAAATTGATATTGCTGGTAACAGGGGCCATTCAAGTTAAATCCGGCCGTCGTTATAGCGATGGTGAGCGCTGAGTCTACTTTGATTTGACCATCTAGCATGAGTTTATACATTTGATCAGACGCATGTGCATGATATTCATCGACAACCGCCAGTATGGACCGGAAGCCGTCTGCAGAAGTCGTATCGCGGCCAATCGCTTTTATTTCATTCCCTGTTACCAGGGATAGGATACTTGACACATAGTCCTTGACCTTATACAACTGCTTCAAATCATTGTCGGAATAGATAAATTTCTTTACCTCTTTCCATACGATTTTAGCCTGGTCCATTTTTGTAGCCGTACAGAATACGTTGCCATTATGATACCCGGAAAACGTGGCAAAGTCGTTACAAAGTTCCCCTGCTATGAATGACTTGCCATTTTGTCGCCCCATTTGTACGTAGGCTTCACGATATCGCCGTTCTTTACTTCTTTTTTTACGCCAGCCAAAGATAGAACCAATAATAAAATTCTGAAATCCTCGTGTAACAAGCGGCCGTTTTTCAGTTCCTTCGCCAATGGTCAACGTATTAGCTATTTTGATATGCTTTTCAGCTTCGCTGACGTCGAAAATATACGGGAATCCTTTCCGGTGCATATCGTCAATATGACGCTTGCACGCCAGCTTTTCTGTACGGCCAGTCAGCCTTTTGCCACTCAATACCAGCCGTGCGTATTCGGTCGTATGGTCTTTCATGCTTACGCGTCAAGCAATTTGATAAATTTGTTGGCTGGCTTTTCTTCTTTTTCCGGAATGATCAATTTCAGGCGGTCCGTCGTAGCCAGTCCCAGCTTCGAACTGCATCGCATGATCATAGCGGCTGCTTTGTCGGCAATATTGACGTACGGAGATGGGAAAATATTTCCTTTGTCTGTTTCGTACGTCAATCCTTCCCGTTGAATGGCTTCAGATGCCCGGATATACTTAGCCCAGTTGTCAGCATAAATTGCTAAGATAGATAAATCGAGGTTATCCAAAAAATCCGCCCCGGCCGCTTCCTGGACTACCCGGCAAAATTCTTCTTTGGCGATATCCGGTAAAAAATTAGGTGGCTTCAATTGGTCCCGTGCCACTTTTAGCCGTTTTTCTGCTTGCTGCTTGTCGATTTTCTCTTTTTTCGTCATGTGTTTCGTGCACATGGACAGTCTTTTTCGTGGCGTTGCCATTTCTGATCACCTCCATCGGGGATTTTTTGCAAAAGATTTCAGGGCGCGCGGGGACCTGAGGAGTAATAAAAACTTTTTCAAACACCCCCACCGGTGTGCTGCCCGGCAATCCGCTTCAACATATTTTTAATCGCGCTACTATCAGCTTCTGAGCGGTTGTACGCTTCATGTATCTTAGCGTGTGTCTTTCTGCTTACAGCTATCAAATTGGTAATGTCATAGGCTTTGCCTGGCTCATCTTCCAGCGGTTCTATATGATGTACAGTATCTGCTTTAACAATGTGATTATTGGCATATAGTTCGTACTCATCCAACCCATTCGCCATGGCCATGATGATACGTCTCAGCCTGCGCCATGCCGTCCCGTGGTAGATCCGGGCCGCCCCCTTGTTTCTATGTTCGGTATCATATTCTTTGTGCCGCTTGGAAGCCTGCGGGCAAGGCTGTCCTTGTGGATGTATCTGTCCACATATGCTGCATATTCTTGTCAACATGATTTCACCGCCCTTAACTGGTTTAGGCTTCCGGGGAAGCGGTACCCATTGCCTATACCCCTACCCCCTGTTCAATTTTGACATAAAAACAGGGCGTCACCTATTCGATGCGCCCTTATTCACACTTCTTTACTATATAGTATACCACGACTCTATGTATTATTTTGTACTGAGTTTATTCTATTTGCTATTTATTTTGTAGAATTGCTTATTATATTTAATAAAAAAATGATTAAGGGCCACGCTTTTTAGATATCCGCGGGCATAGCCGAAGCTATACCCCGTTTCTTTTGCTACTTCTTCCCAGGTCAGACCATCTATGTACTTGCTGTACAATATAACTCTGTCTATCCTGCTTTCCATGGAATCTATCTGTTTGATGACATCCATCTGAAATTTACGATACGCCTTTACTTTTTTCTCCTGTTTGCCTAATTCATCCTTGTACTGCTCCAAACTACGGTCGTCCCAGTAATTGCTATTACCCCCTCTGATAGCGCCATCGATGTTAGCTATAACATTATCAGTCGGGCCGCTAAATATTTCTCGCCTCATTCTATTAATTAACTTTTCACGCTGTTTTATTTCGGCTTCAATCAGCCGGTACTGGCCTAAATACTCATCAGCTGTCATGTTCCTACCTCCTGTATATCTTACTTGTCCGCATCATGGCGGCGGTCTGCATCTATCCTTTTTCACCCCCTAGCAATGGCAAAATTCCTTTATAGGCTCTTTCTATCTTTCTATTTCCAAACTCTCGCGTTCCACAATTCGGCCGCATCTTCCCGTGACTTGCTCCACCCGCCTTTGGCCCGGCAATTAGTACAGAAGACATAATATACCTGGCTTCCGCCGCTCCACAGCATGACCGGCTTGCGCGTACCACAAAAAGGACAGCGCTTTAAAACCTTGCTTCTTGATTCTGTCATTTACACCATCTCTTTCTCATCGGGTGCAAAAATGTACACTTCTACCCGCGGATTATTCCGATCTATATAAAATTCATCCCGGAAGCTGATGATTTCATCCCATCCGTCATTCTTGATGATCCCCACTTCCTGCAAACTATCTAAAATAAACTTCTTTGCAAACGCCACATTATCTTTATCGCGGCGGCGGTTCGGTTCAATCCACCTGAACACAATCTTAGCTTTATCGATACGCCAGTCTCTCACTTTAAACATGCCCAGCTTACAAAGCATATGAGCGTCACGGCTCATTCTGCTGCCTTTTCGTGCGTTTGCACGATTTGCCCGAACATATTCGTTCAATCCGGGCAATGTCCCCGGTATGACGATTTTTAGCATTTCTTACATCGCTCTCCTTTTTTCTCATGACAATACTAATCATCCACCCTCGCATTTCATCGAGTTTTGTTGTAGCCTTACTGTACCAATATTTCGGATATAGTTTTTCCCACTCGGTATGAACGTCAACTAAGGCCGCCATTTGATTTAGTTTTTTCCCGGACCACCGATAATCCGATTTTTTAACAACCGGTTCCTTTAGTCCTTGCGATGCCCGCCATCGTCTTTTATTCGGTATCCCTTTGGTGAGATAATTCGCCAGATCGGTGAATCCTGTTTCTGAAGGCTGTAATCTGTTCACATTCACATATCCCAGCGACGGGCGCACCTTTTCCCCTTTTCTTCTGGGTGCCGTCCATAATTCTTCTATGGTATCTCGGCAAAGTGCCCCGTCCATGATGACATGATGATGCAGCCTATATATTTTCCCGCCATCTTTTTCTTTCCATTCCGTGACAGCGATGTACTTCATTTTAGGCAAGCCCTCTTTTTTGCGCCTGTTGTTTATCCGTCGGATATAGTTCGTTAAAATCTTCTCAGCCTCTTCCGGACTGTCTGGCAAAAACCCCGGGGCATATGTCAGATGTACCACATAATCCCCCCTATCAAAGTTGGCTGCTATTTTTCTTCTCAATTTCTTTTTAGCGTTCTTTTCATTTGCCTGGATCATCTTCAAGGATGATTTTTGTTTCTTCTCTTTTCGTCCTTTTTTCGTGACATCGTATACCCGGTATATCTCCACTTCAAGAAAACTTCCACAATATATTTTTTTCTCTCTGATAAAAGACTTCGGTATCATGATGTCACCCTCTTATTTGGATATTATTCTCTATGGTTGAAAAGATAAAACCCATTACAAGCCCGCAAACCCGTCAAAGACGGTATAAAAAAATAGAGATAATCCTTATATGCATATGCAATGGTAAATCCAAAATAACATTACATATGTATATAAGGAATTATTCTTAGAACAACGATACTTCTTCTACTGTTGTCGCCACTTGTTGAGCAGCCGTTTGTACTTTTTTCTTCTTTTTCGCTTTTTTTGCTTTTAAAACTCCTGCCGCATCATAGTGCGATGATGTATGTTCTACTTCTTTAGGAATCGCATCACGCCGCATCATGACCGCTTTATGTTCGTTTACCGCATACTCATTGACCTGGCGTTCTTTGTTAGCTTTTCTCCTTCTGTCTTGCAGTTCAATGAGCTTTTTTTGAACCAGTGATAGTTTGTAACTGCAAGAATAATCAATAGAAATAAAATACTGGCAATCTTTGCAATGATTCCAACAAATGCATTGTTTTTCTTTATGACAATATACAAAGCTGTTCGCGTTTTTCCCGCAAAGCGGGCATTTCATCGTTTTCATTTTTGCGGTTCTATGACTTCAACGGTTCGCTGATTAAAACGTTCAATAGTTTCATCTAAATCCGTTTCACATTTGTTAAACATAATATCCGCGCCGCATTTGTCATTTAAACAACGAATAGCAACAATAGGCAATACCCCTTTCCCTTTCACGGCTTCTACCTTGCTTCCACAAAACGGGCACGCTTTCAAACTTTCTTGCTTTCCAAAAATCCTGTGAAATAATTTCATGGTTTTACTCCTCCTCTACACCTAAAAAATCAAATAATGTCGGTTCATTCTTCTTTGCCTCTTCTGTTTGTAAATAGCCCAGTCCATCCCGAAAATAGTCTGGATTTAATTCTATTCCTATCCCTTTCCGGTCTTTTTTCAAGGCTACCAGAGGGACCGTCATCAATCCTCCAAACGGATCTAAAACAATTTCACCGGGGTTGCTGTAGCGATCAACAAGCCGTTCCACAATATCAAGCTGCAACGGGCAAAGATGCATCTGCTTTCTTTTTAATCGCTGCTGCGTGTTCAATGTTCTCATGCGGTTAATATCATCCCACACGCTCTCATTCCAGCTCCCAGGTGCTACCACCATAAATGAGGCTGGCAATTTGCCGTTCTTATCCAATTCGTTTGCCAATTTTACATGTTCTTCATAGTTGTATATATGGCTACGGCCCATTGTACTGCGTCACGTTGATGCGGTTTTAACGCTGGGTTTATTTCCGCACTTGAGATGGTAAATCCCGATTGTGGTGCCTGAACGACTTTAGATTCTAGAAATTTTCTATATTCTTCATTCATTTTTTTCATCTCATTTCAATAAATGTAATCTTACCTTCCATGGCGCCTAAGTTTGATTTTTCCTTAAATTCATATTTTTTAGGCTGATAGCCTTCTTCCATTGGTTCCGTTAAATACCAAATATTTCCGCTGCCCGGCTCCCACTGTACCGTGTATGGCTCTAATTTTTGGCCGGCTTCCAGTTCGATTGTCATATTGCCGCCGAGGTGCTTCGTAATCGTTCCAACAAATGACCCGCCTATTACAACGACAACAAAATAAGCTGCCATAATCACGATAAATAGTTTTACAATATATTTCATTTATGGTGCCCCCTTACAAACATCGCCTTTAACGCGGCCAGCCCCCTGCTGTTATTCTTCCCTGTACGTTGTTTAAAAAGGCATCGAGTTGCGTCCCTGATTAATTCATGTTCATTTAATATGATGATTTTCTTTTGTGCCCTATCATATCTCCCGTAAATAGGTTGGCTTTTCTTCATAGCTTTTCCCTTTCTTCCCACATTTAAATACTTGAAATAATCTCTGCAATAGCTAGCAAAATTAAAACAACTGCGATACTAATTAAAACCCCGATTTTCGTATAACGGGCATCTTCTTCAAGCTCTACAATTTCTGCTATCAAAGTCTGTTTACAATCGGAGATGCTCTTTTCTTTTTCCATTTCATTTACCATTTTCAATCCCTCCTTTTATTTTTATGGAGTACCTTGTTTTTAGGCTGATGTTTGCATTTTGGCCTGTCGCCATGGCACGATATGCCACGCGGCTTACATTCCCGGTCATCAGCACAGACAGGGGCCAAGTTCCCGGATAGAGTGACAACATAATGTATCCGCCCGGTCAATTTCTTGCGACAGTAATAGCAGCGTTTCATTTTCTCTTGGTGCGTTCCAGGCGTTTCCTAACTTTTTCTATGTTTTTCGCCTGGTAATCCATAACATCGCTATCGGTCTTCCAGTCTCGTTTCGGCATTGGGGGACGCGGATCCGGCTCTATGTGAGATACCCGGACCGGCCCCGGTTTATACCAATTCTTCATCGATTCACGCTCCCATTAAAACCATAACTTGTTAATCAAATCATAGTGCCACCACATCCCATTCTGGTACTGAACACAATAGTAGCCGTCGGCTTTGAAAAGCCTCTTTGGATTTCCATTACCCCATGTGCCACTTGTCACCTGCTTATATACCGTATCAACCAGCATATTATCAACTCCGCCTGGCAACATATGCCAGCCAACGAGTTGCATGAGCATGCGTCTCAATGCGTCTTTACTGATTTTCTTCATAGCGCTCTCTCCTCACCGGATGATGATTCTTTGCCCTGGCTGCAGATTGTCATTGTCCCCAATATCATTATTAATTTGGAGCTCATAAATAGTTTCCCTAATATCCTGCCCGCGGACATCTGCAATACCACGGGCAATATCCCATAATGTTTCGCCGTCGGCGACAATGTGAACATCCGCATCATCGGCGGCCACTGTTGCCACCTGTCCCCCGCCGTTCCCTATCCCAGTTCCGGCATAAACTCCAATGCCAAATGCCAGCAAAATGGTTATCCCCAGTCGGACCGCTTTTGCTTTTTTCGCCGGCATCAGCACAGTTGGATGATGGTCATGTAATTTCTGATCATATATTTTCAGTGTTTTCATGATTTACCCTTTCTGCAATTCAAACGTTTCTTTAGCTCTTTCCTTGATACCTTCAACATCTAGCCTAAAATACTTGCCAATATATTCCGCTTCTGCAAGAGCAACTTTGGCAGCATTGGCCATTATACGGCTTTTTTTGCTCTTATCATTTTTCAATGCCGCATCTGTACGTAGACATCTCAATGCGTCTGTATACAGGTTATTTTCCAAAAAAGCTTTTTCTTTCTTATTCATTGGCTTTCGTCTTCTCTCCCTTCTTCTCTACTTCCCTACCCTTCCGGTACGCTTCCAATGCTTTGACGTTTTCCGGGTTTTGATAAAATTCCAAGATATCCATGTAAAAATCATCAAACATGATTCTCACCACTTTCTGCAGTATTTAGTTCATCGGCTAGCGCTTGAGCTTCCTCTTCTGTTTCAAGTCCGCCCCACAATTTCCGTTGCATCAGAAACAGCTAAGCGCATCCTTTGGCCATAATAACTCTCAGCCTCAGCCCTGGACATTGCTTCTGCTGACAGTTAAATTTTCGTTTTAATACCCAACAGGTACATTCTTCTGTTATTTTTTGTCCGCATTGTGTGCAGAAATTTCCATTTTTTACCTTTGCCCCACAATGCGGACAACTTTTATATTTCATGCTTTCAACTCCTTTCCGGTTTCTTTCTAATCAATATTATTGCCAACCGATACTTAATCAGGAGTAATACTGGCAATAAAAAATAATATGAATCCAAAAACAATCATCCCGATTAAACCTGCTAATGGTGTTATCCAATCTCCACCAATTATGGCCTTATATCCGGCATCTATGAGCAGTGCAAAAAGGCAACCTCATAATATGTATAAAAGGCAACTATTTTCTTTCTGAAATCCTTGTATATATAGCAGTCGGTATATTTCTTCAAACCTTTTCTTCTCTTCCTGGCTAAGCGTTCCCTTACAGTACTCTTGATATTGCCTCAGAAGTTCTTTTTGAGCCTCGTTCATGCGAGGCTCTTTTTCTTTTTCCTGGTCCATGCTATGCACTTCCTTATAATTCCAGCGATGCCCCCAATTCTCCCGTCATGCTATATTGTCCTAACGTTCAGATGTGCCAGCATCTTGATAAGTATGGACGATGTCCTCTTTTCATTAAAGCTCCTAACCATCCTTAAATATCTTTAAAGTAGTTCCTAAAGAATTCTTTGATTTCCTCATTAGAGTTCTTTAGAAATTTTTTATATGGAAATTTTTTAAACGGCATTACGCTTGGGTCGAGATATCCATATACCGCCGGCCCTACATCTACGCCTGTTTCATCCATGAGCTTGTTCATTACCGCATCATATCCCGGTAAATCTACCAGGTGCATATCGCACCACGTTCCCGATTCTTTTGCACACGGATATTTGCAAAAACGACATCCTGCAAATAAGTCATGATCCGGACTAAATATGGCGCTCTGTAAAAGCCTTGCTATGCAATGAGCTTCCTGTTCTGTCAATTCCACCATTACCTTCACCTCCTGATTAATCCAACATGTATATCGATACGCCGAGTGCCATACAGGCAATTAATAAGGCCACGACCGAAAAAACAAGTCCCATTAAATTTTCTTTATTCATTGTCCCTACCTCCCGCATCATTCAGCTCATCGGCGAAGGCTTGAGCTTCCGCTTTGGTTTTATATATTCCGCCCCGCCATTCCCGGTTCCCGGTGTGGTCCGTTTCGCCGGGATGACGGAAGCGGTATACCTGGTAATGTTTTTCTCCACAAGCGTAATTTGTGGCTACTCTCCATGGGTTTTCCATATTGGCTCCCTCCTCTTTTAGGCAATGCCCGTCCAGCTTTTTTTGGCTGCATATTCGTCAAGATCCTTTCGAGCTTCGGCCAATGTCGTTCTCACCATCAGTTGTTTCATCCGGTGCCAGCCGCCTGTTTTTTCCCGATAGTAGCAAAGTGTATATGGGTCACCGCTGAACATTGGTATAGCCTTATAATGCCGGCCACAGTTGTCTACGTATTCGTTGTAGTGCTTCATGCTTCTCACCTTCCTTTGATTTAAAATTTCATCCACTCTCGTGTTATAATATGTTTAAAATTCAATATAATTTGCGAAAGGAGCTAGCATATGTCAAGAAAAAATAAGCTCAAAAGAAATCGTCGATCAATAACAGTACAATTTACAAATCCTGAATGTCGTGTAATGTTTAATGTAATGGAGTGCCTTGTTTCAGATGTCTATGAAGTGGGGGTAGATATTCCTGCAATAATTGCATCTGTCACTAATTCAGGATACGAAAAGTTAAAAAACTATAATTTGACGGATAATATGCCAGATGGAATTGGTGAATTCCCATTAACCGTTAAGGAAATGTGTGGAGCTTTATATTCCTGCAATTGGGTTTTAGAAGATTACGATGATGATCTTCTTCCTAATAGCAGAGAAGAAATTTCCGCTTTAAGAGATAAGCTTGATAATTATCTTTCTCAGATACTGGCTATTTCTTCTGATTCCGTATAGCCTTTTTCTTGGCTACTTCAAATAAATTTCGCAATCCATCGTGCTTCATACCGTGAAATACTTTTATACGTATAAATGATTTTATTGAATAATGATTATCTTTTTTAGCCATGTCCCCGCATGGCTCTTTTTTGTCTCTATCCATGCTATACACTTCCTTATAATTCCAGCGATGACCCCAATTCTCCCGCCATGCTATAATGGTCATGGAATCTCCATGGGTTTTCCATATTGGCTCCCTCCTCTTTTAGGCAATGCCCGTCCAGCCTTTTTTGGCTGCATATTCGTCAAGATCTTTTCGAGCTTCGGCCAATGTCGTTCTCACCATCAGTTGTTTCATCCGGTGCCAGCCGCCTGTTTTTTCCCGATAGTAGCAAAGTGTATATGGGTCACCGCTGAACATTGGTATAGCCTTATAATGCCGGCCACAGTTGTCTACGTATTCGTTGTAGTGCTTCATGCTTCTCACCTCTTTTTGCTACACGTGTTATCCTCTCGTATCTCCCGCCATGTTATAATTGTTATGAAGGGAGGTGACTATTATGGCGAAAATAACAGATTTAAGTTCGATGTCAGGTATTGCCTGGCAGGCTGTCAAAATCCAACAACAAATGCAGAGATTGTATTCCCTTACTCTTCCACAGCCTGCTATTCAGCAACTAATGAAATCAATGGAAAAAATTTCTCAAATTACGGACCCACCAGCTATTAGGGCAATACAAGATTCTATGAACGTTATTACAAAACTAAATCCTGCTTGTAATCTGCCCTGGTCAGACGCTTTCAATGCAATCTCCCAAATTCCATTGGATGTGCGTACTGACTTAGCCGAATCGTTCTTACAACAGTTGGCCCCAGTCGAAATATCACATGCCGACGTTCCAGAAGTTACAGAAGAACAAGAAAAACAGATTGATGAATTATTCCCCACACTTAAAGAAAAATCATTGAGCCGTGATAAGATTATTCGACTAATTATACTGATAATTAATGTGATTTTTACCTTGGCCACCTATGAAATGGAGTCTATATCACATGAAGACGCCATCCAAGCTCACAATGATGCCATTCAAGCTCATGAAGATGCTGTCCAAGCTCACATGGATTTTATACAGTCCCAAGTTATGGAAAGCACTAAAAGCCAAGCAAGCCAAAATGCCTCATCAGATAGCGTCAATGACGAGTCTTGATAAGTCATGAAGATTCCTATGCACCGTATGACTGTGTAATAAAAGTCGTTTTTTGTAACAATTAGAGCCATGTCCCCGCATGGCTCTTTTTTGTCTCTATCCATGCTATACACTTCCTTATAATTCCAGCGATGACCCCAATTCTCCCGTCATGCTATAATGGTCGTGGAGGGAGGTGATTATATGAAAATTTGCATTTATGGCGCTTTGTAAAAGCCGTGCGATACAATGTGCTTCCTGTTTTGTTAATTCCATCTATTCCACCTCTTATCCCCAAAATACCCTCAGCTATCCTTAATTAAAGTCACTAAAAGTGTACTTATGGGGTAAAAAAAATTTCTTCAATGGAACGATGAAAATAATTTGCTAGTGATACTTTCACTTCATCCCTAGGAATTCGTTTTCCCGCCTCGTACATCGCAATAGCTGATACGGAAGTGCCGTTAGCATCCGCAACTTCCTGTTGTGTCTTGCCAGCTTCATTCCTTAATTCAGTAAGGCGCTGGCCAATTTTTTCTTTGCTCACCATATTATGCACCTCCTTTGTTCACTAAAAGTGTATCATGTTTTGCCGAACTTGTAAACACTTAGCGTGAACTTTTTATTGTGTTTTTTCACGTAACGTGATAATATATAGAAAAGGGAGTGTGATGGTCATGGATTTTTCACAGCGATTACGAGAACTGCGCAAAGAGCGAGGCTTGACTCAAGAAGAACTAGCAAAAAAGCTGGAATTAGCCAAAAGCTCTATTAGCATGTATGAAAATGGAAAAAGAAAACCAAGTTTTGAAGTATTAGAAATGTTTGCAGACTTCTTTAATGTAAATCTTGATACACTCTATGGCACATCTCCCATCAATAACGGTTCTTTCAAATGTACTCCTGAAGAAGAAATGATAATCAAAAAATTTCGCTGCTTAACCCCTACTGGTAAACAATCCGTACTAGCTATTTTAGATATTCAATATGATGCTGTCGCTCCTAAGGTTAAGAACGACGAGGCAATTTGATTATTATTGATTTTAAAAATAAATGATAGGAGGTAATTTTTAATGCATTATAACGAATTTAAAGTTCTAGAAATAGTAGACAATAAAACCCTGTTAATAGATTATGGATTTAATAATAGGGCTGCCGCAGGCGATGTATTGCGCATTATTGAAAAAGGCGAACCCGTTATTATTGACGGGGTTAATTATGGTACTTTAGACATGGTTAAGGACATCGTTGAAGTCGTGGTCCCCTATGATAAATTTTCAATTTGTCGAAAAATCATCCATAAAGCAGTAAATCCTTTGAATCCTTTGGATGCATTAAATAAAACGCTTTCTCAATTGCGCCCGCTTAAAGTTGATCCATCCGATATAACTAATAGAAAAATTCCTACGCCTACCCCTATAAAAAAGGGAGATATTGCTATATTAACCAAAGAATAGTTTGATTTTAGATAATTTATGTGTTATACTAAGTGCAGTAAAAGGCTTGCAACACGTATCGTGTGTTGGGCACTAGCCCCACTGCTCTTAGCAGTGGGGCTTTTAATTTTGCCCAGGAGGTAGCTGTGGAATTCGATAAGCCTTTTCGTTCCTACCAGGAACAAATCCAGCTATTAAAAAAGCGTGGTTTAATCATACAAGATGAAGATTTTGCTTTGTCTGCCTTAAATACAATATCATATTATGACCTTATTAACCGGTATAAAAGATATTTTATGTTTGAAGATGATACGTTCCGAGAAAACGTTTCTATTGAGTATCTATATAATTTTTTCCTTTTCGATAAAGAAATACAGTCTTTTATTATGAAATATAGTATCTTAGTCGAGAATATATTTAAAACAAAGTTAAGTTATACACTTGCTGAAAACTTTGGTGTTGACGTTGGGGGGTATTTAAACAAATATAATTATGATTCTTCATCTAAAGGCTCGTTGACATATCTGGATGTTCAATGCGACATAATGAAATGGCTTTGCTCAAATCAAATAAAGAATCCTACAAAATTTTATAAAAATACGCATAACCATATTCCCCCATGGATTCTTTTAAAAAACATTACATTGGGGTCAGCGATAAACTTATTTGATTTTTTAAAAGGGGATCCTAAATATGAGTGCGCCAATGCCTTGATTCCTCAAGATATGAGCTATGACCAAAAATTAAATTTTATTCTTTGTTCTATGAATGCGATTAGAGACTTTCGTAATTGTGTAGCTCATAATTTACATTTTACATCATTGAGAATTTCAAAGAAATATAGTATTTCCCCATCCATTATGTGGTCTTTAATTAGAGAGCCTCTATTGGAGCGTAACAAGAAAAAAGTCACTAAAGATGATAGGCATTCATTAAATGGTCTATATGGGGCCATGTTGAGCATCATGGTATTTTTATATTCTCCCTATTTAGTATCTACTTTTATTCAGGATTTTCTTTTAATCCTGAATAAAGAATCAGCTTACGAAGAAATGTATCTAAAGTATGCAAAAATCACAGATATGCCGTTGAATATAAAAGAAAGATTTATTAATTTTTTTCAACAACAGTTTAATTATCAGTAAATTACATCCATATAAAAAAAATCCCGCATCCTGTTGCAGCAGGATGCGGGACGCGCCGGCGGTATTACCAGTACCGTATCGGCAATTTGTAAATAACCAAGTAAAGGACTGATTTAAAGCCAATTAATTTAGGCTTGTTTAAAATCAATTAAATTTGGCTGATTTACGGTATTATTATATCATGAATCAGCCTGTTCGCCTACGAAAGGACTGATTTTTTATGTCATCAACTACTACTGCCAAAGCCGTCATTTATGCCCGCTTCAGCAGTGATAAGCAAAGAGAAGAATCCATCGACGGCCAGATTCGCGAATGTACGAAATTCGCCGAAGACCAGGGTTTGGAAGTCATTGGCACTTACATAGACCGAGCCATGTCCGCCCGATCCGATAATCGCCCCGATTTCCTGCGCATGATTGCTGACAGCGCCCGCGGGCAATTCCAGTACGTCATCGTCTATCAGCTGGACCGCTTCAGTCGCAGTCGCTACGATAGCGCCGTATACAAAAATAAACTCAAAAAGAATGGTGTCCGTGTGCTGTCCGCAAAGGAATGCATCGGCGATGATCCAAGCTCTATTATATTAGAGTCCATGCTCGAAGGGTATGCGGAATACTATAGCGCTGAATTGTCCCAAAAGGTAAAACGCGGAATGACCGAAAATGTCCTGGAGCATAAGTGGACCGGCGGCTATGTTCCGCTGGGGTACTGCCTTGCTCCAGATAAAACGCTGCAAATCGACCCCGTCGGTGCGGAAGCCGTAAAAATCATATATGATAAATGGCTCGCAGGGTGTCGTATTATGGAGATCATCAGATACCTGAATGACCATAACTATGTCACCTCTCGCAAGGCGAAATTCCGCTATAGCAGCTTGAACCGAATCTTGACCAATCCCATATACACAGGGTTATATCAGTGGGGATCCATCGAAGTCGCCGACTATGCACCCGCCATCATCACACAAAAGCAATTTGCCCTGGCACAAGAGAAAATACATCACATCAAAGCTCATCCCCGTGCTAAACGTCGCAGTGCAAACTATGCACTTACCGGGATGATTTATTGTGGCGTCTGTGGCTCTCCCATGACCGGCCAAAGTGGACACTCCAAAAGCGGCGCCCTCTATCACTATTATCGCTGCTCCACCAAAAATAACTACCATGACCGCGGCAAAAAGCTCAATATAAAATGCACCAACCGTAACATAAGCCGGGAAAAACTGGAAGATCTAGTATTACAAACGACGATAAATATCCTCATGAACCCGGAAGCCGTCCATATGATTGCAAAACAAGCTGTCGCCGTACAACAAAAAGACCCAGCTTCCATGGAACTGGACCGCATCAAAGAGGATAAAAAGATCATTCAGAAAAAACTAAACAACTCCATCAAAGCCGTCGAAGCCGGTATCATCTCCACAACGCTGGCGGCCAACATCTCCCAATATGAAAAGGAAATTGCGGACCTGGATATCAAGATGGAAAAAATAAAGCTCTTATCTACTCCGGTAAAAATTGATGAAATCGCCGTCGAGTTCTTTCTCAAGAGCCTGCTTCTCAATAAAAAAGAACACGACAAATATCGCCTGGACATGTTCCAAACCTTTATCCGTCGTGTCATCGTCTATCCCGATAAAGTAGAAATTCAGTACAACTATACTGCAACCCCTCATATACTAGAAAATCCCGTCACCAAAATGATGACAGGAAATCCTGGGTGTTCGCGTTGCGAACGTTTGGTGACCCGGTAG